TACAACACGCCGTTGGCGGTGCCGCCGTTGAGCGTGAGGTTGCCGGAGAGGGTCTGCGCCGCGGCGTCGATCGTGCCCGTCAGCGTCGGAGACGCCGAGAGCACATTGTTCCCGGTGCCGGTGTTCGTGACCGACACCGCCTGCTTGCTCGCGTTCAGCGCCAAAGCCGTCGAGGCCGTGAGCGCCGACATCGTGAGCGTGCCGCCCACCGCCAGCGTCTTGCCGGTGCCGACGTTGAGGCCCACCGAGGTGCCATTGCCGGCGGCGGCGAACAGTCCGTCCACCAGGTCCAGGTTGGTGTTGATCTTGCCGCCCCAGGTGTCCGCCGATGCGCCGACTTCCGGCTTCGTCAGGCCAAGGTTGGTGGTGGTTGTGTCAGCCATTTTTCGTTACCTCAAGCGGCCTGTAGATAGGCCGGGTGTATCTTTTCTGTCCAAGTCTCCGCCGTGTCTGCCACCGGCGCCCATGTCTCTGCGGTGTCCGCCACCGCGCTCCAGGCGACGACCGTATCGCTCGCCGCGCTCCAGCTCTCTGCCGTGTCCGCCACCGGCGCCCAGCTCTCGGCCGTGTCGGGCTCGTCTTCCCACTTCTTCCGCGCGGCGCAGACCAGCGCCGACGACGCAAGCATCTCGCACGACGCAAACTGCACCCGGTTGGCGGTCGCCGTAAGCGTCGCCACCGCGTCGATCTGCGCCCCGCTCTCGTACACGGCAAGCGCCGTGGCCGTGAGCGCCGACTCCGCCAAGAGCGTCGCCTCGCCCCGCTGGACGCGCTCCGCGCTCGCCGTGAGCGTCGCCGCGGCGGAAAGCTCCGCCGCCGCGTTCTGTACCCTGTTCGCGGTCGCCGTAAGCGTTGCCGCCGCAGCAAGCGCCGCAGCCCCCTGCTGCACCCGCTCCGCGCTGACCGTCAGCGTCGCCGCCGCGTTCAGCGTCGCCGCGCCCTGCTGCACCAGCACGCCGGCGACGACAAGCGTCGCGGCGGCGGTCAGCGTGGCCGCCCCCTCCTTGGGGTCTATGCCATAGTTGCCACGCCCGTATAAGCCGCTGCCGTAGCCGGCCACTTCTTATGCCAGCGTGATGTCAAGGTCGCCCGCCGGGACACGGAACACATCGCCCGAGGCGATGGTCTTGCTGGCCGTCAGGTTGCCGTAGGCGAGCAGGTTGCCGCTCGAGAGCGCGTCAAATACGCCGACCGCCACGATCGTGCCCCACGAGGAGCCTGCGGTCGGATACTCGACCGCCGCGGTGTTGCTCGCGGTGTCGGTCGTGACCGTAAAGGCCACCGTCTGGCGCGCGTAGGCCGTGCCGCTGCACTCTGTGCCGCCGCCGGTGTCGCTCGGGGCGACGGTGTAGAGCGCGAGATACAGGGTCGTTGGCGCGGTGTAGGCGGTGGCGCCAAAGACATGCAGCAACACCTTGTTCTCAAGATAGTTGGAAAATGCACTCACGGGATAACCCTCGTCGGTTTGACTGTCATGGCCATGCGCCCCTGGCTAAATGCCGCGCGCTCGTTCTGCAGGATCATGTCCTCGATGGCCTGCCCGTAGAGCGGGGTCCAGAGGGCGACGCGCTCGTCGTCGCGAAGGTACGGGGCCGCCTGCAGCAGAGACCCGTATAGGTACACATCAGGGTGCCGCTCCAATATCCAATTCGATGCGTTGGAATCGGAGAGCTTGGCGAGCGTCGCCACATAGGTGAGCTCCGCCGTGTACCCGGTATCGGGCGGCGGCAGCACCTCGATCTGGTTCCCGACCAGAGCGAAATACATCGGCTTGCCGGTCGTGCGGTACAGGGTCTTCTTCGAGTCCAGCTCGTCCTCGGTCAAGAACACGAGCTGCTGCACGGGCGCCGTCGAGGTCAGCACCAGAGACTTGGCCGAAAGGAAGTCAGACGGCAGCGCCGAGAACGGCGTGTCGATGGTGGCGTCGGCGCGCTTGACCATCTTCTGCGTAGGAAGCCGGCGCTCGAGCTGCGCCTCGGCCAACGAGATGAAGTCCGGTATGACCGACGTGAGGTCGTCCCGGTTCAGCCAGTCGGCGATGCTCGCCCTAAGCGCGCTGTATGAGTTGAGGGCCATCCACCTGTTCCTTCATCGCCCACGCGCCTTCGTGTGAATACTCGAAGGTCCCGATATGCCTCACCTGGTGCGAGAGGTCATGGTCCACGAGTACCTCGTATCCCGCCTCGCGCGCCTTGCGGCAGAAAAACACGTCCTCGCCGATGTAGTGATTCCCGACGGTCGAGTAGGGGATCGCAAACCACGGCGCCTCCACCTTCTCGAACACCTCGCGCTTCACCATCATCACCCCCATGCCGATGTAATCCACCGGCTGGAGCCCCTCAGAGTCCGGCGCGGTATACACCCGCCCGATCTCGCCGTTGTTGTCCATCATCGCCACCGGCTTGACCGGCATACGGCGCGTCGCATAATTCGCGGCCACGATGGGCTTGTCGCGCAGGATGAGGTGCCCGATGGTTTCCCTCGGGAACCGCATGTCTGAGTCAAGCCAGAGGAGATAGTCCGCCTTCTCCTCGAGAGCCTGCCGCGCAAGCTCCATCCTTTGAGAGGCGATCAGAGTCCCGTGCGATGTGAAAAGCAGCACACGGTCGTCTGTTGTCGCGGTGTGGAACGACATCGCGCGCGCTAGGTCATAGGCGAACGAGGTCATCACCGTGTCCCTTGCCGGGACCAGAATCGCGACCGAGCGGCTCATACGCGCCCCGGCCGTGTTCTGAAAAATCTGTTGTCGGGGTCGTTGAGCCAGCGCTTCATCGCGCTAGGGTCGTCGATGATCCCGTCCTTCTTCAGCCGGTAGAACAACGGCATCGGAATCGACGCCACCTTGCTCCACTCGCCCCAGCGCGTCCTCTCGTCGGTCGCGGCATACTGGGCCTTGTTTTGCTCCACCAAGTCGCCGACCTCGAAGACCGTCTCGATGGTCGCCTCGTCAGAGTCGGCGTCGTAGTGCCACCACTTCGTGGTGCCTGTCGTCGGGTCAAAGTCAAAAAGCTTCTTGCCCGAAGATTGCATATTTACCTCAACTCAAAGGGCGCCGGCACAATTACCGGCGCCCCCGAGTTTACATCACCCGATTAGGTCGTGGTGAGGTCAGCCGCGAGGCCGTGCGCGGCCTCGGTGTTGACCTTGAGGCCCCACTCGACCACCAGCATCCGCTTCTCGGCGTCGCCCGTCTTGGCGAGCTCGACCGTGCTGAACGGACGCAGGAACGAAACGGCCGCGTACTCGGGGTCGAGCACGAAGGCGTCACGCTCACGCTGGAACCGGTTCGGGACCACGTTCACGCTGCCGAAGTCGGAAACGTAGACATCGGCCGCGCCGATGATGGTCGCCTGGCGGTTGCCCGTCACCTCGCGGCGGATCTCCGCGATGCCGGTAAAGCCCGACACGCGCGCCTTGTTCACCGGGCCAACCATCAGCACCTTGGGGGTGCCGCCGGACGCCCAGACCTTCTGGATGACCGACTTGAGGATGGCCTCCGTGAAGGTGCGCAGGTTGGCGGCGGTCGCGTCGGTGCGGGTCGCCGTCGGGGACGAGGTGTACACCGGATCGGCGCCGCCCGTGCCCTTGTCGGTGTTGGTCTTGAGGAAGGCCAACAGCGAACCCGTCTTGCGCAGCGCCGTGCTCACGCCAGCCGAGCCGGCCGCGGCCGCCTGGTTGGTGAGGATGATGCTCTCCATGTCGCGCTTGATTTCAGCCGAGCGCTTGGCGAGCTGGTAGGCCAACTCCGAGCGACGGCCGGCCTTGTCCACCGACTCGAGGGTGCCCGAGATGAGCAGCGTCTTGTTGCTGATCTGGGTGTAGTTGCCGAGGCGGACGGTCGCGGCGGTCGAGTCGAAGGTCGTGATGTCGTCGCCTTCGATCTGCGCGTTGGTCGTCGAAGCGGCGGCGAGCGAATCGGTCTGCCACTCGAAGTAGGTGTTCTTCACATTCTCGCGGCCGACGTTCGACATGAACGGCGTCTCTTCCGGCGAGATGTTGTAGATCACATTCGAGAGGGACTCACGGATACCTTTTGCGTTGAAGGTATCAAACGTATTGCTAGTCTGGGACATTGAAGTTACTCCAAGAATTGTTCAAACACGACAGCCGCGTCGCGCGTGCTGCCACTATTTGCGAGTCTTGAAAAAGCGGCCTTCGATGCGACGACCTTGGACGACTGCGGCGTGGAGGCGGCCCCGGCCCTCATGGGCTTGGCCTTCTGGATGATCTGCGGACGCATCTGATCGCGTTTGCTCATCAGCTGGTCGAACATCATCGCCTTGCGCAGCGCCAAAACGGCCCGGGCGTCGTAGATGTCCGAAATCTCCTCGACCGTAAAGCCGAGTCTTTCGGTGGCATATTCGACGATCTTCGCCTTCTCGGCGCGCGCCTTGTCAGCGTCGCGCCACTCTGGCATGGCCTCCAAGAGCTTGCTGCGTTCGGACTCGAGGGTCTTCTCGGCCTCCGCTCTCTCTTCAGCCTGCTGCTGCTCCACCAGAGCCTGCTTCTGGGTCTGCACCCACGCCGCCTGCTCTTGCCTGGACCGGACCAGCTCGCGCTGTCTCACCCACTCGACCGGGTTCTCGGCGTAGAGCCTCTCCCAGTCAACCTCGGGCGGTTGCAGCGACTTGAGCGTGCCCTCCAGGGCTGCCAAGGTCTGCGCATACCGTTGCCGCTCTTCCCGCGCCAGGGCCGACTCTTGCTGTGCCTGTTTCCGGGCCTCGGCGATCGCCTGCGTCTTGCGCGTGTAATCCGCGGTGCGTGAGTAGCCCTTCAGCAGCTCATCCAGCGGGACATCGACTTCTTCCCCGTCAACCTTGACGCGGAATGTCTGGCCCGGCTGGGGCGCCTCTTCGGCATCCTCCTCGCCTTCGGTCTGCTCGCCCTCGTCGGCGGACTCGCTTGCCGCTAACTCGGGCTCATCTTCCACCACGCCTTCCGTTTCGGGCTGCTCGTTTTCGCCTTCGTCGGCGGCGAGCATCTGCTCGAAGACATCTTGCGTGGACTGTACGTTTCCCGGGGGTGTACCCGTGCCGGTAGTGCTCATGACCCCATTGTCACCGTCTACCAGAGATTTTGTCGATGTCTCGGTTGGCGATGGCGCCGTTGTCGATCACCACCCGCAGGTGACGCTGAATCTCGGCCAGGATGCCGACCGCGAGCCACAGACGCTCGCGCTCCTCTTGGTCGGCGGGCTTGCTCTGCCGCCAGGCTTCCATGTACCGGCGCTCGAGCTCGGCGAAGGCCTCGGCCATGATGGGGTTCTCGAGCAGCTCCTTGGCCTGCACCCCCTTGCCGGCGTCGATGTACGGGTTGCGCTCGCTCAAGCCAGCAGCCCGGTCTTGGGGCGGTTCTTCATGGCGCGCTTCAAGAGCTTG